GAGCATATCGGTGTTGCGGTACGTCAGGTTGTCGATAAGATCGGACCCGCGCTGTCCTCTGCATTTGCGGTCGCCGGCCCGGTGATTGGGCAGGTTGTTTCTGCTATTGGCCCATTGATCCCTCAGTTCCTTTCGCTCTGGTCTTCGATCTCACCGATCCAAACCATCTTCGCCATTATCGAGCCGCTCCTGCCGCAATTGCTCGGTGTGTTCGGTCAGCTTGCGTCTGTCGTCGGCGGGGCGCTCAGCACCGCACTAACGACGCTGGTCCCGATATTCATCCAATTGCAGGCCGTGTTCATTTCGGTCTTTCAGCAGGTGCTCGCTATTGCACTTCCGCTCATTGTGCAGCTCGTGACAATGCTCGGGCAGACCTTCGCGCAACTCCTGCCGATCCTAATGCCGATCATTGTTCAGATCGCAACTTTGGCTATGACGCTAATTTCCCAACTCGCGCCGATCTTCATGCAGCTTGTGTCTGCGGTCCTACCCATGGTCGTGACGATCTTCGGCGCCATCCTCCAGGCAATCGGCCCACTGATCTCCATGATTGCCGGAATGCTGATCCCGCTCATTCAATTCCTCATGCCTGTAGTGGTCGTGGTGTTCGGCATTATCGCCAATGTCATTACTTCCGTCATGCAGATCATTATGGGGATTATCCAGGTTGTCACCGGCATCATCTCCGGGAACTGGGATCAGGTGTGGACCGGGATTATGAATATCTTCGGTGGGATTTGGAACACCATTGTTGCCTTAGTGACGGGTGTCCTTGCGATTATTGGCACCGTTGTCATCTCAGCCCTGAACTTCTGGCTGGGGTTCATTGGCGGGATCCTCGGTAATATCGGCCAGTTCTTCGCTGACACCTGGAACAACATCACCAACGGGATATCCAGTTTCGTCGGTGGTATCGGGAGCTTCTTCGCCGGCATCCCCGGCACGATCCTGGCATCCCTGTCTGGCGCGGGGACGTGGCTGTTTGACGCGGGAAAGAACATCGTCCAGGGATTGTTTGATGGCATCAAGTCCCTCGCCGGGACGATTGGCAACTTCTTCCTTGGGCTGCTCCCTGGCTGGATTGTGGAGCCATTCAAGGTAGCTCTCGGCATACAGTCGCCATCGAAGCTATTCCGCCAGTTCGGGCAGCATATTGGCGAGGGCCTCATGCTCGGCACGGCTGACACGAAAGACGACATCGGCGCATCCATGCGGGATCTCGTCACAGTGCCCGACATGCCATCATTCGGCGCCCCCTCGGCGTCTATCGCTGGCGGCAGTTCGAGCCGCGCTGGCACGACGAACAACTGGACGATCAACCAGGTTGACGATCCTATCGGGACTTCACACGCGATTGCCAGGCGTCAAAGCGCTATGGCCGTTTAGGAGGCTTCATTGCCGTATCCAAGTCCCCTCGTGTACCCGTCAGCCCTGCTCTATCCAGGGTTGGCGGGTGCATCGTTCCCGCCAGTGTCGGTCAATAGCATCACGATGAACACGGTCGATTCTTCGGGCATCCAGTGGGTTCTATCTGACCTTCAGGGCTGGGGTTCTCCGGGATCCACGGCGCAGGCTACACCCCGCGCCCGTGGCCGTGGCTCCACCATGTCTGAGGCTTTCCTGAAGCACCGGACAATGGTGGGCACCGGGGCTATTCTGGTGACCGATCCGGCGCTCTTGACCAGCGCCATTGATCAGCTTATCGCCGCCGTGGACCTCAACCCGTTCAACATCATCGTTGCGGAACCGGGCCTTACGCGTTCAATCTCGGTGCAGCGCCAAGATGACGTGCTGCCGAAGAAGCTGAGCCCTTACGCCGCGGAGTTCAGCTTCCAGGTCATCGCCAAGGATCCCATCAAGTATGGCGATCTCGTAACCACAACGACGCTCCTTCCCTCCTCCACTGGCGGGCGGACGTACCCGGCAACGTACCCGATCACCTATACGGGAGTCTCGAATACGGGCGTGGTCCGCATCAATAACGCAGGCAACACTCAAGCCCCTGTCTGGCTGCGGATTGACGGCCCCATTCCGGCTGGTGGCTGGACTGTGACGCACGTAGGCAAGAAGCAGTCACTGTCGTTCGCGTCCTCCCTTGCGCTGGCTGCTGGCGAGTTTGTGACCGTGGACATGGACCGACGCGAAATCCTCGCGCAGGGCCAATCCGCACGCGCCGGTTATGTGACGTCACGCGGCTGGTTCACTCTCGATCCGGGCGCGAATGACATCGCCTTTTCGGCTGCCAACTATTCACCCACGGCGCTACTGACCGTGACCACTAAACCAAGCTGGAGTTGATATGACGATTACTTGCCAGCCGATGGACGCCACATCCGGCGCGCCTGCTTATTCGGCTCAGAATGAGCGCCAGAATATGGCGTCCCTCTACGGTGGCGGCTCGGGTGTTGTTCTCGGCGCCCGCTCAGGTTGGCGGGTGGGTACGCCGTCGAACATCCTGACCGCGACCAGCACCACATGGACCCTTGTTCCGTGCGCTGCTGTCATCAATCCGGGCGCGGCAACGGCTCAGGGTTCCTATCGTTGGTCAGCGGACGCAAATGTGACCGGGACGGTCAGGGCGGCGAACGCCACGTATGCCCGCAAGGATATCGTCTACATTCAGGTCAATGACTCGTCCTCGGGTGACGGCTCTGGCGCGCTCACAGCCCCGCCGACATACGCCTATGGGCCAGAAGATGGCACTAACGTACCGCCGACACTACCGGCCCGGTCCTTCTTGGTGGGCACTATATCAGTTCCCGTGCTTGGTGGCGGTTCGCCTACCGTGATAGTCAACCCCGCCGTGTTCGTCGCGGCCGGTGCGATCCAGCCTGTCTACACGCAGGCCGAGCGGGACGCCCTGACCAAGTATGACGGCCTCACGGTTCGCCGCATGGACCTGACGGGCTTCCCGCTGGAGACGTGCCGGGCCAACGTGTGGGGTCCGGAGGCTGGCGCTGCCGGCCTCGCGTCCCTCACGACGGTCACCGCGTCGGGTGGCTCGGTTACCGCGCTGACAGTGATCAACAACATTGCCAGCTACACGTTCCGGGGTGGCCGTAAGTACCGGATCACATGGGATCTCACCTACCAGGGCAACACGGCCGGCAACTACATCACGGCGCTGATCGGCACCGCTGCAACTACAGACGCCGCGGGGCTTACCACGGGTGTCACTCAGATCAACGGGCGCCCGTTCAAGATCCATGACACCGGCATTGACTCATCCGGGATTGTGAACGCCATCTACACCCCAAGCGTTGACGCGACACTGCAAATCAAGTTCCTGATTGTGGTCACCACAGGAGCCGGCACCGCACGCATCTCGGCATCAACCACCCAGCCGGTGACGTACACCATCGAAGACCTCGGAGCGCAGTTCTAATGGAGGACGCATTCGGTGAGACATCCCACCTCCCCCGGGGCGGCTGGACCATTGACACCCTCAAGGAACACATGGACGCTCAGTCCGCGGCGCAGGCGCGGTTCGAGGATGAGCGGGACCGCCGCTATACCGAAGTCAACATTGAAAAAGAAAAGGCCCTGAAGATCAAGGAAACCGCTGACCTCGCGGCCCTGTCCCTGGCACGGGAATCCCAGACCTACAAGGAACAGCAGAATGACGCGCTCCGGGATAAGAACCTGCAAGATTCGGGGATCTACGCCAAGACTTCCGACGTCGCCCGCATGTTCGATGACTTCACTAAAAAACTGGACCCCTTTTTGAGCTACGTAACCGCCCAGCAAGGTCAAAACAGTCAAGGCGAGAAGACTTGGACCAAAAGCGCCACCGCCATATCAATGGTCCTCATCCTGGCAGGACTCATCTATAACGCAATCCCGAAGTAGGAGGCTGCTATGAGGCCGGTCGACGCGCAGTTCCCGAAGTCCCAGGACTTCGGCTCCGACGCCACCCAAGGCGTGGTTGGTGACCCGAACGGCACGGAAGTGCAGCAGCTCGTCGCCGCGTACGGGAACTATCAGCCATACGGCCACGCAGGCCAGGAC